TCGGTCATGTTGGTCTCCATCGGGTAAGCCCGGGGCGCATATTACGCCGACCCGCCCCCGTCGCCAAGCCGGTCATCCCAAAATGCTTGCAGAGGCTCCGGAAGCTCCATCCCCAGGCACGCGCGCGAGTAGCTCTCCGCGAAAATCTCCCCGGCCATGTCGTACACCCGCCCGGTGCGCTCAAAGTCGTGGATGTGCGTCCGATTCGCGATGGCCTCGAACAAGTCTTTGCGGACGAGCCCGGCCGCCTTGAACGCGCGGAATGCGGCCTTGTCGACAACGAATTGCCCGCGGTGCCCGGCCTCGTGGAGCACGATGTTCACCCGCTCGGCGAGTGGCTTCTTCGCCACCTTACCCTGCACGCGGATGCAGTCGTGATCCGGATCGTAATCGGCGTTCCACTGATCGACGTCTTCCGTCTCGATGACCTCGGCAACACCGTCGAGGTAGTTCAGCCGGTCACGACGGGCGGCGGCCGCTAATGCGGGATCGGCGAAAGGGAGCACCGCGTCGCTGGCGCCGCCGCGCCCTTTCCGATCGAAGTTCGGGGTGATGATGTCCTCGGCGCCCTCTTCCTCGTGCTCGCCGACCGGCTTCCCACCGCCCTCTTCCAATTCGGCCTCGAGCCCCTTGCCGGCACCCGGCGGGATCAGGCCCTGCATTTCCTCCTCCAACAGGTCTGGCACGTCCTCCGGGTCGAGCCCGTGGAAGCCCGAGTCCGGATCGGCGACCACTTTGCGCCGGACATCCTCCTGCGACACAATGCCGCTATCGGTGCGGATTTGATCCGTCTCCGCATCCATCTTGCGGACCTCGGCCTTCTCCTTGTCGGTCAATTCGTGCAGCGACAGGAAGTCGTAGGTGATGTCGCGATCGCGCTCGCCCCACAGGCTGATCTGCGCGATGTCGATCATCGTCGTGAGTTGCGGCCGGAAATGCTCCTGGTAGCCGTGGATCGTGTCGTAGAACGCCCGAAGCTCGCCTTCGCTGGTCGCGTTGAGCCCCTTCGGTTGGATACCGGCGAACTTGACCGCAGGAATGCGGCCAATCGCGAAAAGATGCTCCTGCGATTGCGCCTGAAGTTCGTCGAGCCCCGAGATCGGCGCCGACACGTTCTTAAAGTCCTCGGTATTTTTGTTGACGGCAAAGACACCTTGATTGTCGCGAAACTCGTTGAACAGCGCGAGCCGCGCCAGGATGTCGCCCGCCCCACCACCGGCCCCGCCGGGCATAGTCGTGGTCGACAGGTCCGTCATCAGCACCATGACCGAGAATGCGTGGATGATCTCGCCCACCGATTCGCGGGTGCGGAGCCAGATGTCCACGTAGGGCTGCGCCATTTGCGACATCGACAGCCCGCCGAACGCATAGGCGGGTTTGAGGATGTCAGGCACCGGTCGGCCGATGAAGGACAGCAGCCGCGATGCGTGGATCTCGGTGCCCATCACGTACCAGACTTGCGGATTGTACCAAGTCGGCATCAACGGGTTTTGCGCGTTGTACGTCGTCGGGTAGGCCCACAGCGGCTCGATCACGCGGAAGCCGCGGAGGCAACCCTTCGTCAATTTCTGCCGACTGATCCCGTCGCGCCCGCCACCGATCGACGTGCGGATTTCGGAGTCGCGCTGGTTCTCCAGGTCGACGCCGTGTAGGTCGATGTACGGATGACTGATCCCGAAGAACCTATCCTGAATGACGCACTCCTTGTAAACCGACTTAAGTTTCAGGTCTTCGTCGATGTACTGGCGAAGCTCCTTGATCTTGGTCTCGATCTCCTTGTTGCGCGAGTCCGAGCGCGGCTGCTCGCCGTTGCGATTGCGCTGCTGCTCGCGCTGCTCGTCGTCGGGATTGCGGTCCTTCGGCTTGTCTTTCTCCTTAGTGCTCTCGTCGTCGGTGCCGCGGAACTCGATCCATTTGCGGGTCATTTCCTCGGCTTGGATTTCACCGAACAGCCGATACTCGGGTCGCTGTGCCAACTCAGAGAGCACCGGATAGCCCAGGAACACGAGGCCCTCAGATACGGCATTGCCGAGCAGCCCGCCGGCCATCCAGGCGTTGAATGCAAACTGATTGTTGGAGGTGAGCGCGTCGTCCTGCGCCATGCGGATGTTGCGGCCCTTGGCCGGCATGGCCCGTTCTGGAAACAGGAACCGATGCTCCGTCTCCATGCGGAACGGATTCCAGTCCTCCGTCCGCGGCCGGGAGCGCGCCCGGCTCGCCCGCTCGCGCGACATGCGCACCAGCTCGACCAGCGCCTCGTAATTGAATGCCGCTCGCCGGGGCTGCGCCGGCACGGTGGGGCCAGAGACCGCGGCGCGCGCCGGGTTCGCAGCTGCGTGGCGAGCGCGCATCTTCTCGCTCAGGGCCTTCCGCTGCTCCGGGGTCCATGTCTTCCGGCCAGACCCAGGCCGCGCGCCGCCGTGCCCGTTCGCCATTTTTTGATTACCCCAGATTTGATTGCTGTGTTAATCAAAGCACGCGACTCATGGAGCAGTCAAATGACCTGTCTCGCTTGCGGCCTCGACCGCGCGCATTGCCCGTTCCGACGATCCTTCGGTGGATACGGGGAGGCCCTCCCGATGAACTGCGAGCGGCGACAGGTCGCGGTGGCCGAGCCACACGCAAACATCCGCGAGATCGTGATCGGCCCACCGGTCGCCGCGCTCGTGAACGTCATCGACCAAATCCGGAAGATCCAGGACAGGCGCTCCGCATGAGCGACCCACGAACCCCAGGCGGCACCATCACACCCGCAGGCTGGCGCTCGATCGGCGTCACTGGCTGCATCGTCCTCGTGATCGGTGCGCTGTTCTGGTGGCCGCTGGTGCTCTACTCGTGGCGCTACTGGTTCGGGTGACCCTCAATAACGGCGCCGCCGGGGCATCGCCCGGGCCCGGGCGAGCAGATCGGCCGACACTTCGACGCCAGCAGGCACGAGCCCGCGGCACATGCTCGCGAGTGACAACGCCACCACGCAATCGTCGTAATACCCGGCTGGCGCCGAGTAGCGCACCCCGGTGCGGGTCGCCTCATACTCGAATTGCTCGAGTTCCTGCACGATGACGCCCCGCGGATATGACACCGTGCGGCCTTGGATCGCGACCGCGAGCCCTTCCATGAGCTTCTGCTTGGACGACGGGGTGAAGTGATAGCCCTCGAAATGCGAGCCGTTGGACTTTTGCAGCTGCTCCACGATGGGATCGCCCACGCCAGTCGAATCAACGAGCGCCGGCCGCCCGCCGGTCGCCACGATGATCCGATTCATGATCTCGCCCCACGGAATGCGGTTGAACCGCTCGAACCGGCAACAATGCCCGTCCGCATCGATCCCGATCCCGACCGTGTAATCCTGCCGCTTGGCCAGATCCCATCCCCACCACCGGGCCGGCTTCGTCGACAGCGGCGCAACGCACGCCTCGATGTGCGTCAGCCCGAACGGGTTGCCTCCGTCATCTGACGCCTCGGCAAGGTACAGCTCGCGCCACGCTGACTCGGGCATTTGGGTGCGCGCATCCTCGATCTCCTTCGCATCGAGAACCCCGGCCTCGACAGCGTCCGCTGCAATGATCTTGTGATAGCCAAGTTCGCCGACGACACCCCGCTCCTGCTCCTGCTGCGCCCGCCGGGCGAGTTGGTAAAACCAATTCTTGCGACCCCGCACGTTCCCGATAATCCGGACAGGCCCGCGCGTGTACGTCAGCGTCGACCGGATCGCGATGTAGCTGTCTTCCTTCGTGCGGCTCGCCTCGTCGATCACGGCCGCGTACACGTCTTCGCCATAGAGCGAATTGCCGCACCATGTCGGCTTACCGTTCCGGCGCACGAGAACGACGCCATTCGGAACGCTGACGCAATAGACCATCCCGCTATAGGGAAGCCGCGCGACGTAGGAAGCGCGCGCCCGCAGGTGATGCGACCTCGCGACCTTTTGGATTTTCACGATGTAGAGAAGCTGGCCAGGACCGGCGCCCTCTCGCCCGTAGCCTTTTGATTGTCGGATGCTGATCGTTGCATTCCACCCGCACTTGATTGCAATTTCCTGCACATCATCCGCAAGGCGGCGGCTGGCGGTGAAGTAGGTCCATTTTTCGCCGCGCCGGCTCGATCCGTCGCCAAGGATCATCCAGCGCAGCAGCGTCCGAAGCTTCTCGGGCGGCAAGTCCTTGACGCGATGCGGAATGTATTTCGTGTACTTGTTGCCGAGCGAGATCAGCTCGGACCACAATGCCTTGTCCCACAACATGAGACCGTCGCGGCGCTCGCGATACCGGTAGCCGAGCCGCTTGAGGATTACCTCGAAAGCGGCCCGAACATCACCCTTGTCGCCACCCTTCGGCCCCGGAGTCTGGGCGAAGAACACCCGGTATCCGGACTTCTTGACCATGTCGTGCGGGCGCGGGCTGGAGTTGCCGAGAGCCGAACCTTCGGCAAGGTAGAACCCGAGCAGAGCGCAGTAATCCTCGGTGATCGCCTCGTCGTCCTGCCCGCACCAATTGCACCATGCCGGGATCGTGTCCTTGTTTTGCAGGGCTTCGGCCGGAACCATCATTTCGACCTTGCTACTCGTCTTCCCGGCGAGCGGCTTGGCACGATCCCACTTTCCTCGACGTGTTTTCCCTTGACGCCGCTCTATCAGCATCCGGTGATTCGGCGTGACGCAGAGGTCGACCCGCTTGCTGTTGACCGTCACCATGTCGCCAGCATAGGTCGACGCGATGATCTTGGTCGGGGCTTGCCATTCGGCTGCACCGGTAGGCGACCGCGTCATAACCTCGTCGGAGTAATCCAAATCGCGGAACAAGCGCCACCCTCGGCGCGTCAAGATTTCGGTCACGTCGTCGTAACAATTCGGCTTGTCACCCGATTTGAACCAGATGATCGTGCCGTTGATCAGCGTGATGGTTTTGAGCGAAATGTTTGCGGTGTAAACGTCGGACGGCAGAGCACGCATCATCCGCCGGAATGCGATCAGCGCCTGGTCGGAGACGGGCGCGACCCACCAATAGTTCCAGCCGGATTGACCGGCGAGCGCCTGCTCCACAAGCCACGCGATGCACCCTGACGTGTTGTGCGTTGGGACGAAACCGTCGGTCAGATAGAGCTGCCGCTCGTCGTCGAGTTCGATGCACTGCGTTGGTGCACGTCGCACAAATTCGATGGACCGAAACATCCGATTGCCAGTCTTCCGCTTCGGTCGACATAGCGTCTTCTTGCGCTCCAGCCTGAACAGCTCCGCTCCATTTGGAATGCGGATGACTTGCCGCCATACGGGACGCCCGACGACGAAGCGCCCGTCCTTTGCGCGATAGCCATTGACGGCGCGGAATCGCGTTAAAACGGTTCCACCGAGCGACTGAACGATTTCCTCGACATCGCGCGCGAGTCGCTCCGACGTCTGCTCAAGCCCCGGCTGTCCGTGCTTGTCCACAAAGCCATCGGTATCGAGAACGCCTTGCAGAACAGAGATTCTCACTTCGACGGAGTTGTATCGGTAGCAATCCGGGATGAACTTTTCGTGCGATCCCTTCCCACCGAGGCCAAGCCGCTCGATCTGCCCTCGCAAATGCGTCCCGGCTTCACGCAATGTCGCCGCGTTCTGGCCCGCGCTGATGCACCAATCATGCGCGCTCCGATGGACGAGATCGTGCCCGGCGGGGAGCAGTCGGCGCACATTCTCAAGCAAATCCCCATCGGCATTCGAGAGCATGACCGATTCTCCGGTCAGCCCACCGTCACCAATTAGGACGCCAAGGAGATAAGGATCGACAGGGCATTGCTGCGCCGCAAAGGCAGCGGGCTTGATCTTGGGCACCCACGCCCGCCGAAAGCGCCATTGCGGCCACGTCTGCAGTTGTTCGGTCGTGACGAGTTGGGGGCTGGTTTTGAATTGGTGCACCTCCCATAGATGATCCGCATCGGTTTCGACAATCGAACCGTCGGAGAATGTGACGCGAAGAATCTCGCGGTCGCCTTCCTGCGGATAAATAGCGACCACACGCGCATCGCCATCCGGCGTCAGAATGCGCTGTCCCACCTCGACATCGCCCATCCGGATCGGCCCGGCCGCCGTGTAGAGCAACGAATCGAGAGGCTGCGCCTTCCCGGCCTTGGTGCTCGCCTCGATCAGCGAGTACCGGTGCGGATCGTAGATTGCCGCGAATTGCTTCGGGTAAAGGACAGGCCGCTCGTAATCGAGCCAGAAGTCAGCCTCGGCGGCCGGCGCCAGCATCACGCCACTTCGGCGTCATCGTCCGCCTCGATCGGCTGCAGCGGGCGCCCGCCGTCAAAGACGCGCAATCCGAACCGCTTGCGGCTGCGCGCTTCAACCTCTCGTGGATCAGGCGGTGGCGTCGGTGCGTCCACGGCCTTGATCGGGGCGTTCTGATACTTCATCAGCTCCTTGGCGCAATAGGCGGTGCGGTCGAACCATTCGCCGAACAAAGCCCAATTGCCGCCCTCGAATACAGGCTGGCCCCTCGCGTCTTGGCCGATCAGTTTGGGCTGCTGGGCCGCCGCAATGCCCTCGGCGATCTTCGCGAGGCGCTCCAGCACTTCCTTCCCGAGAACGCCGGCCCGCGCCGCGCGGGAGATTTCCATCTGGGAGGAAACCTGCCGCTCGACTGTTGATCGATTCGGGGTGCCCTTCTGGCGCCCGCCGGTTTTGAAGCCCTTCGCCATCTATTCGCTGCGCTCTAGTTTTGACGCCCGAGGCGTACTCGTAACACCCCGGGGCTCAAGCCCGCAATGGGGCTACGGTCTTTGTCGGGACTCGATCAATGCTTTCCTTTCGTAATCTTCCCTTACCTGCTTGTCATAAGCGGTACATTCGGCTTTCAGAAGGGCCACCTGCTCAGCAGACAGGCGCCCCTCGAATGTCGCCACAACCCATTGTATGCCAGACATAAAGGCGAGCTTCTCAGTGAATGGGTCTTCGATTTCCGGCATGACCTCTTTGTAAAAAGATTGCCAGCCGGTCTCCATGAACTTCCCTTTGGCCAAGGCATCGAGGCGCTGCTTCATCGTTTCCATTTTTCAAGCCCCCAAGGCTACGGCCACGTCACCGTATCTCCGACCATGAGCCGGCCGGTCTGCTGCGCGACGATCCGGGCCGCGATCACGTCAGCAAAGACGTAGTCCTGCGCCGCCCGCTCCTGCGCGTCCCATACCCAGGATAGCGCGGCCAGGACAGCGGTAGCGGCATGATCCACATTCATCGCATCGAAGAACCCGCCCCGGTTCCGCTGGCGCGCCGTATCAAGATCGGTCTGGCACCGCCGCAAGTGGGTGCGGGCCTGCTCGAGTTCGGTCATGGTGTTACCTTTTTGTGGGCATCGATCCATTCGCGCGCGCGAGCGAAATATTGTTCGACCGTTTCGCCCGGCCTTCCCACGATCGGGACAGCATCCCAAACGTTGCGCTTTGCCGCGAGGTGGGCACGAACGTCACGTGTCGCTTGGCTCAGACGGGGGCACGTCGGGCTTTCGCACGTCTGCTCCGAGGTCGGCGGGCAGATGCAGCCGGGCGACGATCTCCGTTGGTCGAACGGGCATGTCGGATCGCTGCACTGCTGATTCGTCCACGCGCACGCCGTTGGGTATCTTGGGCAGAATACGTTCATCGGCCGTTGTCTCCTCGGGTTCGTACATGGTGAAGCCGGCGATGTCCTTGGCCTGGATCACGGCCCAGACGAACATCGCGCGGGGATCGTGGATGCGATCGAGGTGCCGGTGCCATTCGATCAGCGTGCGGTTGCTTTTGTGCGTGTTGCAGAGCGCGCACACGATCAGCCTGTTATTGGGCTTTTGGTTGCCGCCGCGAATCTTCGGCAGGACGTGGTCCCGTGTCGGCCGGTGCGGGTGATCGAAGGCGAACACCATCACCTTGGCGCAGTATGGGCATATCCGGCCGTGGTGGTGCTGCAGGATGTTGTATTTTGGCCGTCGAATCATCAATCCGGTTCCTTCGGGATTATCCCGAACACATACGCGATTTTCACCAAGACGGCTAGGCGCCAAATACGGCGGTAGAAATTATATAGACAAGTCAATCTCTTGCAATGGGATAAATAGGACTAGACATTTGCGCGAAAAGACGCGTCCATGTCCTCACGTTTTCGGGATTTCCCCGCTTTGGAGGCCACCCACTCAACCACGAAGACCGCCGATAGGCGAAGCGGCTAGGGCCGCACCGGGTAGAGCCCGATGCTTCTGCGATGAACCCACAGGGCGCGCACCGAGCAAAGGTAACGGCCCCGGACGCAGCTAAACCCGGAGGAGGATGTTTCCGGGCTGCGTCACTGAATGAAAAACACAAAAGGTCGAAACGGGGCTATGGCCCCGTAGTGCCGTGATGCGGCACCTGATGATGACCAGATGGAGATCGACAATGAACTTTCACCTCTCAAATGAACAGAACCTCGCGCTGCGCAATTCGCTCGCGACCGCGGAAGACTTCGACATGCTCGACGCGCTCGAGACGTTCGACGATGGCGACGCGCGCGAGGGTTACTCCGCCCTCGGCGATTGGGACGACGCCGACACGGCGCCTAACTACGGCGGCGAACTTTCGAGCGACGGCGAGTGGGCCAACGGATCGACCTTCGCGCGGGCGCGCGAAGTGTTCGGCCTGCGCGTTTGAGGCCGCGACGATGACCCACACCCGCGTTCAAATCCGCGCCCTCGATGGTCGGCTGATCGCCGAGGGCGGGTTCGCCGATGCAGCCGCGCATAGTTGGGGCTGGATC